CGTGCATACCATCTAGTGCAGTGCTGAAATCAGGAGCTGCTACGTTCTGCCAAGTGAGTCTATTCGCTACCATGGTTCAATCCTCACATTGCGCGTTTGGCGATATGGGCGTTCACTTCCGCGTCCGACCAATTGTTCTGTACCCCAGCCGATCTCGATCGAGCCTCGGACGAGTTGTTATAGGCTTTCTTCTGGTTTTTGAGGTTCTCAGCATAAGACTCTTTCGAGAATGCGAGTTGTTGCTTGGCAATCTTGTTCATCTGGATACCGGCATAGATGTTACCGAATGTCCCTACGATGTCAGATAGCGTCTTAAACTTATCAAGAGCACCACCTATAGACCAACCAGTACCCCCACCCCCAGGATCTTCAACAGCAACATTAGCATTTGTCGCATTGAACGGCCTACCAGAACCAATAGAAACAGTGGACTGCCAATCTCCACCACTTGCGTTGTAGCCACCACCCACGAGTTCGCTACCAAAACTAAGTTGAGGAGAGGATGAACCAAAACGGCTCATAGTATCTGCATAGCTCATTGGGTTGTAGGCTGAGACTTGCGGAACTACCGGCCCACCTCCTCCAATAGCCATCGATGTGGGTTGAGGAACAAAATTGGGAGACTGGCCACCACCACCCCACTGAGAAAGACTGTTTGTGTATCCGCTCATGACAAGCTCCGTTATAATTATGCGAACGCCGTAGGCAGTTCTCGTGAGATCTCGGGGAAGTTTTCAATCATCGAAAAGCTCAACTCGGCAATATCGGAGCCGGTGAGCAGTGTTCGATTCAAGTATGTTTCACTTGATTCAGGATATATTAGCGCAGAATCTGTCAACATCATAGCATCAATTAGGTTGGACATATCTCCAGTGAGATCGTCCATCGCCTTCTCAACTTTTTCCATATCTTTGCCGTAAGTTTCTTTGGCTTCAGCCATCTCTGCTTTGATAGATGCAAGATCTGCATTGAGCCATTGGGTGTAAGATTTCCCCACAGCGTTGGTAACTTTGATCAGGTTGTCTGCTCTCATCATAGAGCCCCAATCCACATCGAAGTTACCGTAGTTCGCATACTGCATGCCATACTGCATTGCGGTGAATGTCAGCACAGCTCCAATGATGGAACCAAATTTATCCCCGAAGAGTTTGATGCTGGCTTTCTGAATAAAAGAAGAGACAATCATTGCCGCAATACCATTGGCCACAGCCCCTGCCACGATCGCAGCAGTACCACTCAAACCAATGGCGCTGCCTACAGCTATGTTGGATCCAAGAAGACCGATCTTGGCCCCGAAAGCTGCAAAACTACCTCCTGTGAAGATAGATATGGCAATCACAGCAATGAAGAGGATCACCCTAAAGATGCCGGTCTGATACCACTTCTTCTTCACAGTGACGTGGGTGTTCAAAACCAGATAGTTGCTCTCTTTCGCAAGCCTGGTCCCCTCAAGGAGACCCAAGGCTTTAAGCGTTGGATAGTGCAGTGGTACAATGAACCCTGAAGGCTCATTTGCTGTGCCATCCTGTAAAGCTTGCTTGCCAGAGATGTTTACGGAGTTACCAGCATAGACGTTGTTTCTGTGGTTGAGCCCAATAATCTCCAGACGCTTGTATCTGTATTTGGAGATCTGTTTGTACAAGAAGATCCGGCTGCCTATGTTGGCCGCCACAAAAGAAAAAGGGGATGCTGCGTTTTCGGCTATAGCTGAATAGGTTGTTGGATCATCCCCAACACTGGACCAGTAATCACCCTTCCTCAACTTACCATTGTCAAATGGAGAGGTAATTGTGTTCTTTGCATTGCCTATGTGGTCTGTCTCGACGATCGAATTCCATGTTAAATAGTAATCAAAGGTGGGTAGAAGCGGAGCCGAATACCTCTCGGTATAGGCAATAAGGTCGTACCGGATTTGAGCCGATGCTGGCTTAAATGTCCCAAACAAAGGGTGATACTGCCCATCTGCATTTGTGGCATCGGTCGCCGTGAGCCAACGACGTTCAGCAACAGATGCTGCATCTACCCCATTCATTTCTGCAATGTAGTTGCTAAAGGAAGTCGGACTCCCCCCTGCACTCAAACTTAGGAGTTGGAAATACTGATATAGGTACGCCAAAGCGGAATTGTCTTTGGTGCTTAGAGATACTCCAGGGACGATGAAAGCGTAGTCGAGATCATTAATGCTATCATTGGCTTCCAAGGTTTCGAGGAAGTCATCCAGCTTACCACCGGTCAGCTTTTTATACGCTCTTTCCAGATTAGCGTATCGAGAGGCGCCATATGTTTTGACAGAGTTGTTATACTCTCTCAAAGGGATTACTGGAAAGTAATCAGCCCCAGCTACAACAGTGGCTTGCAGAGCATCAAACACCACATTACCGGTTCCCATCCGGTAGGTGTAGAGCATTGGGGGGGACACTGTTGAAGTCCCATCTACGTTGGTCGTGATCGTGTGATACAGAACGTAGAGCAGCCTTCTGGCACCAGAATCAATACCCCACACATAGTCCGCGGGCATGGTAACAATGGCATAATCCAATGTCGTAAACTCAACCTTGAACTGGTTGGATCCCATGTCATAGATCAGGTATGCTGTGTTGACTTTGGTTGGTCTGTTGTCTCGGACCCAAGCATCAACCCAATACCCAGAGTCTGCTTTGTCTACGACCGCTGTGAGCGCTCTGACTTCCACATTGGAACCAAGAGCAAGACCTGGCACCATTCCCGCTTCCACCTTATCGAGGGGAACCTCGGGAATTATGGTGCGAGAGGAGCTTGGAACCCCGTAGTCGTAGTTGTCTTTAGCCCATTGAAAGAACCGTCTCTGGCCCATTCCTGGGCCATTGAGCAAACTCTGTGTGATGATGCTACCGAAGCCTTGGTCAGATCCAGAAAGCACCCTACCAATGGATGCAATCTGGAGAATATCTGCTCGGCCTTTCTGATCACCTGCTAGGTTGTAAGCAGTAGAGGATACATAGTGGGTCGTCCGTCCCATGCTTTACCTCAAACTGTTAGATCCAAGTTGGTGTAAAGCTTTTCAACCACTGTGTTGATACGGTCGTTGGACAAGCTCGTTGGTGGTAGAGTGTCTTCGTTGATCGACATTTGGGTGATCCAAGTGTCCAAAAGCATCTTGCCAACCTTAGTCTCAGCATCTCGTTTGTAGCTGATGATCTGCTGTGCATGCAGGTCTTTCTGCATACCCAGAGCACCTGCAATCGGGGTGATCCCATCCATACGAGTGTCCATGGTCTTGGCTCGGTGACCTTCGTTCTGCTCTTTCAAGGAGACCAGTTGCTCTGGGAGCAATAAGTCGTTGGTATAGGTCTTAGCCAAGTTATCCAGCGTGTGGCCGGCTGTCTGTGCAGGCATCAGGAACTCAATCTGGTAGTCCTTGACCGCAGTATCCGCTTCATACCCAAGCTTTTGAGCTGGGAGGATACTGGCTGTCTGATACAAGATCTGATCACGCTGAGCTGTAGCTGTGGAGATTTGCGATGTAATCAGCTCGATGCCCTTATCAGCTTTCAAAAGCTCTTTGGGCAGCAAGAAGGCAACCTCGAAATCGAGTTTCTCGTTTTGCTTGGTGGTTTGTGCAAATTGAGCAGGCAGTAGGAAATCATTCTGATAAGTGATCTGGGCGTTTTGAGCCTCAATCCCACAGTATTTTGCATCCTCAGTTGCCAACTGCATCTTCGACAGTGCGTAGTTGGTGGCAACTGTTTTGGTCTCAAGCTGCGACTTAACAAACTCTGCCTTGGCAATTTCTGCCTGAATTCGTGCTGTAACCAGAGCGACTTCCGCTGTGCGTGTCTGCATCTGGATCAGCTGTGCTTGCCAATAGGCGTTGTCTTTCTGGAGGAGATACTGAACCGCGGATCCAAGAGCTGTCTGGGTCATGCTCACATAGGCTGTGGCATACTCCTGACCGGTGATCCGACCCTTCTCATACTCAACTCTCAGGTGGCCATTCAGAGCCTCCATCAGGCCATCAAACATACCCGTACCGTTGACCAGTCTTTGTGTGAGATCGGCTTCACTAAGCTGAGTCCCTACGGACGCTGGGGCATCAGTGGCATACTGGAATGCTGGGGTGGTAAAATCAACAGCGGGCAGTGTAAAACTGCTGTCCGCTGTTAATGTGGTAAAGAGGTTGTTTGCCAGTATGTCGGCGTTGCAGTGGGAAGTTCCGTCAGACATGGCAAACCTCTATTATTTGGTGGGGTATGGTATGACTTGGTATGATACCAATATCACTCAGTCCCTCGTGTGGCTGCTTGCGATGAAGCAAGATCAGCAAGTTCTTTCAACGTGAGAGGTTCCATAACTTCGAGCGAGAACTCAGGTACCCATTTCTGGATCACTTGGATCTGGCCGTCTTTGTTTTTGGTTCGCACGGAGTTAAACTTACGAGCTTTGAGCTGAGTGTAAATAATGTTTGGTACATGGAACCCATTATCCGAAGCTGCCCCATAGGGAATGAACCGGCGAATAGCTCCCAAGTACTTATTCACAACTGTGAAATACTCACCTTCAAGTTCTTTCTTGGAGGGGTTCAAGTTGCTGATGCGAAGCCGAACCAAGAACATCTGTTCTTTGTGCATCTTTTTACGAATGGTGGCCACTTGCTCAGCTTTGGACAGAGTCTTGGTCTTGGTACCCAGCTCTTCCTCATCAGGGCCATCCTCGTAGGACTCGCCATTCAATTTTGCATTGATCTTTTCACGCAGCTTGTCCACGCCGATACGGGAAGCGTATTTAATGCCCATCGTATCAGCTTTGGCTTTCAAGTGGGTAAGCTCATCAACAGGAGCTTCTTCTTCTTGGTTCAAAACTTCTTCTTCGTCGTTCATGGTGTCTACGTCATTTGTCATTTTGCATGCCTTGTCTGGTGCAGGGGAGGGGCTGAGACAGTCTCAAATTAATATGATTTGGTGTGGTTTGAGGGGGAAGGAAACCTCCCCCCTCAAGTAGCTTGCTTAGATGCGAGCCAAAGTCTTCACGACTGCGATACGCTCAGGACGCAGCAACATGGTGCCGTAGTACCAGCGGATCGAGCTGAAGCCCAACAGACCGAAGGGATCTGTACGGTCTGCCATAGCATCACCTGGCATCTTGTTGATGATCTTGAACTTCATCATTTTACCACCAGTCTGGAAACCAATGGTTGTGAACGAAGCGTCACCAATGACCAACATCGGGAAGATGTCGTACTTGGTTCCCGAAGTCACATAGCCAGGATTCGTAGTGATGGTAGCACCGGCTTCAGCCCAATGCAGCATTTCTGGAACCACGATGATACGGAACGCATCTACAGTACCGATCTCACCGTTGAGAACTGCACCACCAGCTGCGTACTTGGACACAGGAATGAATGCTGGATCATTAAACAGATCCCGCATTGCCTTGACTGTCATTTCCAACTCGGAGCCAATATAGAGGATACGGCCGGCCGAGATGACCTTGGTATCTACCATGCGCGAACCAGTGATGATTTTGGTTTGCAATGGAGTCCGGTTGTCGTTCAGCGTGCGAGCCAGACGCATAAGGTCTTCGTAAGTGACCTCTGCAATATCTGCACTTTCGCCCGACATGGTGGCATCCGACGTGGCATCGCCTGTGTAGACGATGATACCGGCACCAGCCAGCAGGTCTTTCTGGAGAACAGCTTCTGTCAACTGGGTTGCGCCAGTTACCAGCTCACGGCTCATGTGAGCGTAGAGTTCCTCATCCGAGTCAAAATCCAAGGATTCTTGGGTGAACTCAGTGAAGAAGCCAAACTGCGAGATCGAACCTTCACGAGTGATACGTGTGAAGCCTACGCGGTTCACACGGCCGCCAACTTCACTCAATGTTGGTAGTTTACCATTGATGGTACCGATGTCTTTCGAGGAGCCATAGAGGTTACCATAGCCTGGGTTTGCACCAGCAGCGCCAGTCATAACAACACCAGCAGCGTCGATACCTTGGTCATTGATGTTGCGCTCATCCAACAGAGGCACGTAGTGATGCACTTTGATGGTTTTGCCATAATGCTTTGGCATCGAAGTCGTGTCTGCCAAAGGGGTGAAGTACATCTCTTTAGCAGCGTCGATCAACGCTTTACGCTGCCAGAAGTAGGTGTTCATCTGCTTGCCGGTTGCGCCATCAATCGTGGATGGGGAGCCATCTGGTTCGTTATACAAGTTCATTTTTCATGTCCTGTTTCGCGGACTTAGCCGCGGGGAGAATCAAGCGCCATGATCTCTGCGTCTGTCATTGCAAACACATCGAATACTTTTGACGCGGTTTTTGCGGAAGCTTTTGCAGGCGAAGCTGCTTTAGCTTTGTCTCCGTTGGGTAGGGCTTGATTCCGAACTACAGTCCGAGTCTCCAGAACTTTTGCAGCGGGTGCTTGTGCTTGTGCTGGTTGAGCATTCACAAATTGACCATGCTGTTGGAGATAGTCGCCTGCTTGGCGGTACGCCTCAATAAACGGAGTATCTGGGGTGATGGAGCCAAATACCTTCATGCGATCCATCTGAGCTGTGATTTGGTCGTAGACACCATTGGCACGCTGTTGATTAATAATCTGAAGGAGCTGTGGCTCTTTGTAGACCGATTCCTTGCTGGATTTGTCCCAGTGGGTATTGATATGAGAAACTGTTTCCTTACCTGATGGGGTTGAAGCAACCTCAGTCAGCGTATCGTGGAAAGCCATTTCCGTATCAGAGACCGTGTGGACGCCAGGTTGATAGGTCGTTTCAGCAGAGGTATCGAGATCCAAAGGATCAATGTTACCCTCTTTAAGCAGTTTCTGGATCGCCCCTGGGTCACGTTTACTCAGGTCGATTAAGAAAGACAGCTTGTCTTCGGTCAGAAGCCCGTGGTTATCCAACATCCTCATTGCTTTGAGGTTTGGCTTCAGGGACTCCATTTTCTTTGCATAGTTGGCGCCCATCTGCATCAGACGAACAGCCTCCTCAGGAGTCTCGGGTGTAAACTGTCGGCCATTAGCTTGGAAGGGAGCCATGATAGCTTCATAGGCAGACTTGTAATCCACCGCCTTCTCATCAACTTTGGCCTCTACTTTAGTAGAGACCTCTCCATCAACCTTTGGCTCAGAATTTGGATCCAAGGGAGCAACAGGTCCTTTGACTACTGGTTTGGCCGCAAGCTCTTGATCAGTCAAAGCGTCATCTGGATCTTCTTCCTCGATGACCTCCTCAACAACGGCTTCTTCAGTTACAGCTGCTTCTGTGGGAGTTTCCGTTACCGGAGTCTCTACCGCAGCTTCAGCCACAACAGCTTCTACGACAGGTTCTTGTGCAACAGGATCGGGAGAAGATTGGTTAGCAAAGTCCTCGTCCGACATGTTCTCGTAGTCTTTTCCCGATCCGTTATCCATTATACGTCACCGCTTTCGTTTGCCTGCTCTTCAGCACGACTCTCCTCAAGCATCTCCATGTGCTCAGCGAGATTGTTCTCTGCCACGGTACCCATCTGTATGATGGCACGCATGTACTGCTGAAAATGAGAGATGGCACGAATGCTTTCCATAATCAGATCTGCTTCACGAAACATGGAAGGCTCAGCAGACAACGACACCAACCGTGCAGCTTCTTCTTTAAAGAGGCCGTCCAAGATCAGTTTCTTATAGTCGCGGTTAGACTCCAGCTTGATGGCTGCATTTTTACGCGCAACAATCTCACGAAGGTCTTCAATAGTGGTCTCGAGTTCATGGGTATCCGACATTTGGGCCTCAATAGATTGCTCGGTTTATGTTATCACACCACACGGTGTGGTGCGGTGTGATATACTATTACATTAATTAATTAAACTAGGTCAATTCCTTATTCATGGCCTTATGTGTGATGGCGCCTGCGATTTCATCCATCTTAGAGCCTTTTTCCTCAGGATTCAGAATCCTTTTGGTAATTTCCAGATCTTGGTTTGCTTCCCCTTGGGCTTTCAAACGATCCATGTCTCTGGCGTGTTTGGTCCCAGTCTCTTGTTCCACAAAGTCCAAATCACCTTGATCAGCTTTAGAGGCTTCACCTCTTGCACGCGCACGGTTCCATTCAGCACGAGACTGGATCTCATCAATCTCTGCCTGCATCTTAGCAAGCTCAAGTTGCTTGGCCTGTTCTGCCATTGGGTCAGGCTGTGGCTCAAACGCTTCAATAGCTTTGGCCAAATCAGGCAGACGCTTCAGTTTAGCAATCTGGATCAAAATTAGTTTGGTTACTGACCAATCCACAGTGTTACCCAGTGTCTGCATCATGAAGCCAAGGTCTTGTGCTTGAGCTTCGTCGATCTCTGCTGTGGAGATAGTAACCTTCAGATCAAACTCGCCGGCCAACTCATCCCGACGTACCTTGACGGCTTGTGTGTTGGTGACACGTACAGTTTCTTCGTCAGACATGAAAACAGCGTTCATAGCTGCCATCTTCCGGCCGATCTTCTCAACACCACCTGCAAGTCTGCGCAGGATACCCATTTCACGCTTAGCGGCCGCATCCAGCATGCCTCGGATACCGGCTGCCACATCACCATAGGCGGATCCAGAGATACCGCCTGAGAAGGCTTTTACGCCTGTCATGGCTTCAGCTTCTTGGTTCTGGAGCTGCATCAGTTGCAAAGCTGACTGTGGAATCTCAGGATAGGTATGTTGATGAATGCCCATGTTTGGTGGCATGTTGGGGTTAAACTCATAGTCTGCCCCAGAGTTCATACGCTTACGGTTTACAACATCGAGCATGCCTTTAGCAAAGCCTGTCTGCCCATTTGCAGAGCGACCCAATAGGTCAATAGAGCCACGAGTAACTGCACCCAAAATAGATTGGTTGTCTCCCAGAAGTTCTGCGTCTGGCTCACCAGTAAGGGATTTCTTGACCGGCATGTAGGACACAGCAACAAACGGCAGTTTTTGATCTGGGAAGGGGTTCTCTTCCATTCGGATCATGACTCTACCAATCCAGGTCGCCACAATAGGCACCAAGATACCATCACCGTTCACATCGTAAAAACCCCAGTACTCATAAGCAACAATTGATTTTCTGGCCTCGTCTCTGAACTGGGTTGTCTGATCAGATTGGGTTACGTGATCTGGTTGGTTCAAAGGATTGTTGCTAGACCAGTTGATCTTATCCAGGTTCTTGTACCGACCATCTTTCAGCAGCTTTGCTTTGGAAGTCTCAAACGAAATAACCGCAAAGCCTGCTTTGTCGATGTCGCCTTCAGCATTGGGATCCAAGTAGAAGTTTTCATAGTTGTGCATGGTCAGGATAGGTTGGTTCTTAAGCACCTTCTCCTCATCCACCAACTCAACACCAACTTGATATGCCAGAGCTGGCATCTGCATTTCTGCGGTATATTTGGCGGCCTCCTGCACAGCTGGATCCAAATCAAGGAAGGCATTGGGATTGTCCCGCTGGAGCATCAAAGCCTCTTCAAGTACCATCAGATCTTCATCAGACTCTGCTGCTACAAATTCGTAAATTGGGGCTTCTACTTGAATGACTTTGGTGTGGCGTTCCCACCCAACCTGCACAACCACACTGCCCTCATCTACAGCTGTGCGGCAATATTCGTCGAAGAATCCAACCCGATCAAGTTTAGTGGAAAACTGCCAATTTAGAACAAGCTCGTTTTGTTCGGCTGCCAGTTTGTCTTCCCAAGTTGTTGGCTTGAGTTCAAACATCTTATCCGATGACAAGAAGGGTTCAGACAACGCACTGTAGCGCCATTCATTCTGGCGCCGAACCAACTTAGGCTGAACAGACGATCGGTTTTTCTGATCTACGGGTTTGGCTTTACCCTCCACGTTGCGCAGATTAACCCATTTTTTGATCTTGTTGACGTGAGTGTCATGCCCAGGTTTCGCAATAGCGAGGTCACCTTCGAGATCTGTGACTGTTGGTTCATTTTCCCAGTCTGAAAACTTCTCGGTAGGTTCCACATGGCCAGACGCATATTGTAGATTATTTTTCATTTTTATCTGCCCATGTTGTAGTTGGAGAGGCTGTTTGTGTAGCTAGTGGGTTGTGGTAATTGAATGCCCCTAGCAATTGAGCCAACACTGGCTGCGTAATTTGGGTCAGTTGCGTACCCTGATTTACCGAGCTCAGTTAGTTGCCCATCAAGATTACCTGCTTTTAGCATGTTGCCATATCGTGGGTTGCTGAATAGAAAATTACCGTACCCATCAACACTGTCACCCATGCCACGATAGCCACGAAAACTGTCATTAATGCGGACAGTTTGCCCATTAACAACTTCATTGGTAGCCATGGTATTACCCCCAGCTTGGCCATGGGATTTAATCCCAAAATAGTTGTTGCCTGGTGCTGACTTACCCCAACCAGTCTCTTGAGCAGCTTGTGCTATGATAAGTCGTGGATCTAGGCCCGTTTGTTGGGAGACTCTCATTGCATGAGGCATCATGGCAGAAATAAAAGCGTCTTTGTTCCCGCCTTGCTTAAAGTCTCTTTCAGCGGGATTACGTCCAGGACCTCCATTAGGTCCTCCATACGTCTCAATGCTATCTTGGTAACGAGGATTTGCTTGTGGCCTTGTTTTTTGTGCCGCGGCGTCTTGCTGGGCTTTTAAAGCGTCTACTTGATCTTGGGCTTGTTGTTGCATCCAAGGTGCGGACATGAGAGCCGCCCCCCTCTTAGCCATATCCATGACGTAGGGGTTAGTTTCGGCTGGTGCTGCCACAAAATCCCCGAAGGGATTTTGTTGCTGCTGTCTCTGGATTGGGGCTCTCATATTGACCTCACTTTACTTGATTGGTTCCGGCGTAAAACTTCTCAACGACAACCAAACCGGTACGGCGCATGAGGTTAATGTCTTCACCTGCAAGAGCTTTGTTGTGTTCTTTAATAGGACCTCTAAGCCCAATTTCGAGAGCACTCTCACTGACCCCCGAGCCTACGCAGCCGGTCAAGAATATCAGAGTCGCTAAGGCCAGGGTTTCCCGCATCGTTCATTCTTTCTGTGGTTTCTACAAAATCCGAGAATTCTTGTTCTGTCTCTTTGAGCTTCTCTTTGTTGGCTCCCCCCACTCGACCAAGGAACCATGAAGAGAACAACAGGGTGATTAGAGAACCAATTGCTAAGGTCCACTTGATGAGCCATGGGGGGATGAATTTTATCATTCTGCCATATTCACAATGCGCTTACGGAAGATCCACAACAGCGCGGCAGCAGCCACAACGAGGCCACCAATTGCCATTGCCTGAACCAGTGGATCCAAGGAACCAATGGCACTGATGACACCACCCGAAGCTACAACTGCACCACCTACACCAACCAATGCGGACTTGGCCTCCACATCCTCAGAGACCTTCTCAGGAGCTCGTGGCTTCTCTGGTGCAAAGTCAGGGGTCTCTTTACGAGATGGGAATGGATTGCCCCAGCGTGCCTTCTGAGTACGTGCATCCACATGAATGAAGTTCTGCTTCGGGTAGGTACCAATACCATGGAAACCTGCCTCTACAGCAGCTTTCAAAAACTCTTCGGGGTTTTGGTTATCCTGTCTGCAATCAAAGGCCAGACCCAGCATATGCTTGGATGCTTTGGCGCCACCCACTGCTTTGTTGTGCTTGGGGGAGCGATACCCACTGTTGATGATGATCGGCCGGCCTAGCTTATCACGCAATGCTTGGAGCTTATCCATAGCAGCTGGTTCAATCATCAACTCACCGGTACCACGGCAAGCAAGCTCTTGTGGGCTGAACGACGGCCAGCGCCACTCGCTCTTTGGGTAGTCTTTCCAGTGTTTATAATGCGTAGCCATGGATTAGGCTCCTTTAGTTTCAAAGAGTTTTTGGCGAAGGAGGTAACCTTCAAGACCCCAGATTTTGTTTCGGGCATTCTCACGCGCGATCTTGCGGCCAATGGCTTGGTCGAAGTTCTCAGCTGAGGCAGCTGCGCTCTCTCCGGTCACGATGTAGCCGTTGCGCAAGGTGAGCGCACAAACGGTCAAGGTCGTTCCAGCAAACACATGGTATTGCTCGGAAGTGATCGTTTCATCAATCATCTGCGGATTCAGGCGAGGAGCATTCAGCCCTTTGGCTTGGATCTCGGATTCAATCTTTTGTTCATTATTCATCTGTCTGGTCTTTCTATCTAAAGGTGCTCGTAGGTTCCTATACCATACCAAACCACACCACACCAATAGGCTTATTTTCGAGAGCCTCTAACCAGTTCTGTATGGATCCGTTCTTGAACATGTTCGATGTCTTTGAGGTGCGCGTTGGTCTGGTCTAGTTTGGATCCCAATCCCACAAACAAGTTGTTGTTGTGTCTGAACTGATCCAGCATGGCTTGTTGAGCCAGAGTGTTTGCATCCAAGGAGTCTTTCAGATGATCTTCCGGTGAGGCTTTTTTAGCAGAAGCAATCCCTTGGCGTATTGCTGGGATACCAAGGGCAGCCAAGACTGCTGCCACCGCGGCTACAATTGCGCTTACGGGTTCAGGAGTAAATTCCATTACGAGCGGCCTCTACTTTTTCGGCTGCGTCACGAAGAGAATAGTAGAAACATCTCATGGCGCAGACACACATACAAATATAGATAAAGACTGCCGTGGAGGCTGGATTAGCAACCCAAAAACCATAGATCCATGTGGAATATAGGATCGCAGTTAGGGCGCTCATTATCGCTCTCGTAAACGGCGTCCACCATCTCATACCATTGATAAGCACAGAAATAAAGTGAGCTAATCCTATGAACATAAACATTAATCCCCACTGAAGCTCATTTGTGACCTGAAGGAGAGCCACGTATCCAGTTGATGCCATCGAGGTAGTGGGTAGGATCATCCAAAAACCCAATCCTCCTGTGATAGCGGATAACCAAGCCTCTACAGGGCGTTTTTGAATATGTGGGATAATCATGACCATCTCCATAAAATTACGCCCAGCGTCATTACCGTGCGCTCTACGCCACCCACATCATCCCGAACCTTCAAAGCTGCCCAGAATAGAGAAGCTGCGGAGATACGATTGTAACCAAGAAAAAGTGCGTAATCGTGCAAAGCAGCAGCCTTACGGTAGCGCTCGTCTTGTGGGTTGAACAGCCATCTCAGGAACCGTGGAATTGAGACATCAAAGACAAACCCGACAGGGACATGCAGCCAAAGACCTGAACCAATATTGCCCAACTCCCAGCTCAATTTTGTTGTAACAACATACCCCGAGTTGAGAGGCTTTTCCCAGTCGTCTAATGTTGCATAGATGCTCATAAGGACACCTCTGTGATGCTTCTACCGACTGATGCCAGTAGGGCGCCTAGACCGGCCATGAAGGTATCCTTTGCTGCCGTCACTTCATCTCGTGTCTGTGCTGTGGTAAATTGAACACTGGCTGCCATGCGAAGCTTTTCCATATTGGATCCAAGAAGGGTCCATTGATAACTAAGGTTCAAAACAACCTGAGCCACATCTGTAATAGTTGCTCCCGTGATTCCAACTTCCGCATAAAGAAATGGAAATATAGTTGGGTCAGTAGGTTCGGCCGCCATAGCCAGAAGCTCCACAGCTTCCGCTCTCTTTGTGACATACGTCGTCTCTTGGAAAGGTATGTTGGTGAGAAATAGAGCCCTTGATCGCCCAATTAAGGCGTTTGTTTCAGCTTCTGCTTGAAGGCGCAGTTCGGGAGATGCCGCAGAGACCACAACAAGTACGCCGCCCAAAACGGCATAAGCCGAGGTATCTATAATCTCTAGGGAGGTTTCAACGTAAGACTCTCCACCGAGACTCTCGGGCTCAAACCCAGGAAGTGAGTTCACCGTGTAGATAATTTTTCCAGTAGCGTCGTGATAAACTCTCATACTAGGTCCATTTCGCCATTGAGTGGAAAGTGTAGTTAATACCCCGTGAGACGTAAACGCTTGGAACGTAAGGCGTTTGAGAGGCGAAGAACGAAGCCTCAACGTTGTAATAAACCAAGAGGCTGATGCCTGGACTTGTTTGAGGGTAACCAATATTGAGGGGCAATCCACTGACTGTTGAGATATACCAGTAGCCTGGGCCAAGATTTGGGAAGGTAAACGCAGCTCCGGCTGTGGTATTAAATGTCCCACTTGCAGTTGGTTTTAGAGGTACCACGTCTGCGGGAATCTCTACGAGTGGGGCTGTGGAATACATGACTCGACCAGGAGTACCATTAGTGGAGCTAGAGCCCCCATTGCCTCCAATACTACCTAAGACTATTTCCAACTGCGGATTAGCATAAGCACTTAAATCAAATTCATATGCGTATGTAGGTTGCGAGGCTTTACCCCCGCCATGTCGATATCGGCCACCACCACCAGAGCCGTACCCGCTTGCTGGGCCAGCACCAATATACCGCGTTCCTATGTTACCTTCTGCACCAAATTCGTATGTTTCCATATAACCACCGGCCCCACCTGACCCCCAAATGGAGCTTTGCCCCGCTGGTGAGTATGTCCACAATGCTCCACCAGCACCACCTAAAGAAATCCATTCCTGCCCAGTATAGGTATTGCCGTCATACAAGCGAACTCTAGACCAACCACCGGCGCCACCATTTACTTCTGAGGCACCACCACCACCACCACCTAGAATTGCTAGGGTGAGTTTGTTTGGGCCAGGGGCAATAACGATCCTGGATCCAGGAGTGGTGTTTATATAAACACCCCCAGTAGAATTATTCGCGGTTACTAAGTGCCTAGCATTTAAGAGCCGAAGGCCACTTGGTTCGGTAATCTGAAGGTACTGATCTTTGCCTTGATAGGTCGTACCAGCCATCATACCGAAGCTATTTGATCCAGCCAAATCTGTGGTGCCGAGATATATACCATCTGTGTCTAGGTCAAAGGCTGATACTTTACCCATTGAGAAACCAGCATTAACGGCATCAATGGTCAAGAGTTCAGTAACCTCTAGGAAGCGAGCATTAAGTTTACCAACACCAATAATGTTGGCATCTATGGATCCAGCTTGCATGTGGTTTGTTTTGATGACCCCATCTGCAATCATAACGCTGTCAACTGACTTGCGGATGGACATCCCACCAAAAATAACCTTCACCCCGCTCAGGGTGGCTGTGTCTCCGATCCCCACATGAACCAAAGCTAAGCTGGAAGGTTTACCGCCCACCAGATCTGGGATCACTATGGTACCAGTAAGCTCTATCCAACCTGAGTCTCCAGCAAGCCACTGAGCTCCAATAAATTGGTTATCTACTGAATCTGAAGTCGCGTTTGTGATGAGGAAACCAAGACGTGCGTCTATGGGGGTGGCGCCTACTTCTTTGTAGATCCAGGCTTTCACCAGATACGCTTCTCCTGGCCGGACTTCGATACCGTTGCTTAGATCAGGAATCCCATACCCAGTGGTGGTTCCCATAAAGGCTGCGGGGAGACCTGCAACAGAATTCACATATATTCCTGAGGGGATTGGGTCAGAGCCGTCAGGCGTGACCCAAAGACCCGAAGTGACCACATCAGCGCTAAACGACCAGTTCGAGAACTTACGGCCCTGTGGATCCATGACGTGATTAGTGAAATCCCCGATCACAATCTTGTTGGCCGAGACAGTTCCTTCCAGCAAGATGTTATCTGCATTGATCTTTACCGCGGACCCAGACCCACCAATGTCATCCCAAGCTACAACCTCAAAACTACCAATAGCTCCCCCAGCAGTTGCTTGAATAGCGTACATGCTGAAGGCTTTGGCATTGATGCCTACAATGGCTGCCGCGTTCACATCTATACCCGCGGTCACCGTTCCAATAGATGTGTTCAAGCTCATATCAAAAGAAGCGATGGCCTGATCGACTTGGGTGTATGTCAGGTAGTTGGTTGTCAAATTTGCATCAGTAGCTACGGCAAAAGCCATGGTGTCGTATATAGATCCTCCCACACCTTCCAAAGAAGACTGAAGGGCTTGCGTAGCCAATGACATGGCCTGATCTGCGTCTACGATCGTGTAGTAATTTTGAACCAAGAAAGAATTCAGACCAGCAAGGGAGGATTCATACTCTACCCGCAGACCAGACACCATGGCGCCGGTATCTGTCATGACCTGATCTATACCTTCCATCAAAGTGGGTTTATCAAACCCCGCCAAGTGGTAGGCGATCATATTGTCGGTGGCGTCGGTTTTAGCCAGTACAACACCTTGCAGAGAGTTCAACATAGGGAGGGTGGTGTCGAGAACACCATCCACCGCGGCCAAAATCTCAGTCCGAACATCCGTGACCGTCTGGTAGATGTTAGCAATATTGGAGGTCTCAATCGCAATATCTGCCATAGCAGAGTTCACAGAGCTTGTGACTCCGTCCAGGATCTCATTTTTGACAGATGTCCCAAACGCAACGTCTCTGGCATCAAACGTAGCCGTAAACTCGTTCCGTAATTGGTTCCTTAGGGAGGCAACTTCGGTGTTGATGCGTAGGTTGATGTCATAAAGCTGACTCAGTGCATAATAAGATCGAGTGTTTGCTACTTCCGAGGCAGAGAAGTTGACTGCCAAACTGACAGTGTGAGCATCCAGCTTATCCCCAAATTCTTGTACCTTGGCTGACAACAATGCAGAGGTTGCTGACTGCATGCTTTGCAGCTCAACAACGTCCTGCTCTATCGCCGGTATTGTCACCACATCTGTGGTGTTGGCCCAAGTTAGGAGATCACCGGATTCCATTATACCCAACCCCCAATCACAAATCGTGTGTGATCTTCACTGGAGGTGGTTTGCAGGAGATCCTCAAACTGAACCATTTGAAGCACGTTTTCATATGCGGCATTTAGAGACTGAGATTTCACCATGTTCTCTTGGCCGTTCATGGATCCATAAACCCGAGCAGCTACTTTGAGAACCAAGGCTTCTTCCAACACTGGAGCCAAGAAGATCTCCCCATCCAAATTTACAGGGAGGGCAATCACAGGATGGTTAAGCTGCACTTCTACGAGCAACAACTGATCCTGCACTGGCTCTCGAACAAAGATCTCGTCATAGGCTAGAGTCTTGACTGCACCTTCTCTGCTGTCGTCGTTGATCAACAAATCAACGTCAGCCAAAACACCCTCTTCCAAAATCTTTCTGATCGAGAGAATCTTGATGATGGGTGTTAGGAATGGAGTGGTTACCGTGTCGATGATGTGCCGTGCTACGGTGTTGTTTGGTGTGGTGTTGTTAACCGCATAGAGAGGATGGATCCGGTACTTTTGAATCTCCGCATCTAACTTGACCACAATGTAGTCTTTCCTATGCGCAAACCGGCTATACAGGTTCGTCAGAGCCTGTTGTGTGTGGTGAATCAGCTTTGGTTGGTGCTGCTCTGCGATGCTGCCCGAGCCGTCATCACCAAGCGTTAGGTTGCTCAGCTCACCATAGGAGAGTTGGGAGAAGAGTTCGCTAATTTTCATGGTGTGTACTCCAGCGAGTTTGAATATGGGGTTGTGCTATTCGACCTCAGACGATGTACAATGAGAGTCCGCTTAGATCCGTATCTCCCGAATCTTCGTATTCCCAAGGCCCATCTTTATTCTGGGTCAGTGGAGCGGCCTCGCTGGGCTTCCAAGGTTTAAGATACATCAGCATTGAGATGGTGTCTAGGAAGTCGTCATGTTTGCTTTTGAAGCCGGTAATGGTTGCCATAGTGACTTCTTCAAGCATCTCTCCCATGATTTGCCCAAGCTTGAGCTCATCAGGGAAATACATCTTTCCTGCCTTGAACAGCGGGAGAACCAAATTGAAGCGAGACATTTTGTCGGTATCTGGGCTGATCCCAGGCATGTTGTTTTTGCCATTGGCGAAGTTGAACCAGACATTACGGTTCATCATCTCCTGTTGGATCCACTGAATGAAGGCGCCTTGTTGGCCGGAGATTTCTACACCTACAGCTTGAGGCGTGTACTCTTGAACCAAGCGAAATAGGTCATCAATGTTCTTGTCCATGGTTTGCTTTTTAGAAGTACCATCAACCCAAAACCAATCCCCATTTGCGTTGTAAGCCCACACAGAGATTATAGATAAGTCATTGTGCTGCTTAGCTTTAGTAGCAAAGTCAGTGGTGATGTAGAAGTTGAAGTTGCTCTTGTTGGCAAGCAGGCTGGTGCGCTTATACCAACGAATTTCTTCGTCTTGAACCAGACGTTCTTCCGCAGATGTAATCCTGAGCATGAGTTCCTGATTGAAAGCTGAAAGCGTTCCCGTAAGGATTGCAGTTTCATACTGCTCTTTGACATAGGCATAAGAGAACCGGTCTTCCCATGCGCCTTTGAATTCCTCTTTGGAGCAAGGAAACTTCTCACATATTGGCCACACGTTTACATGCCAACCGCCAGACTCTACGGCCGCATATAGAATGTCGTTCTTGTTAAAGGGCGTGCCGTTGAAGATAATCTTCCGGCGTGTTGGATCCAAGGCAAAGTCCACGCCTTTGTAGACTGTGTCTGAGATGCGCTTCATTGCTGCGGGGGAGTTTGCATCGTCATCAGATACCAAGTCATCAAGTACTGCGAGCACTGGTCGCTTACCGTCAATCTTGGTGCCTCGTAGGCCTGTCTTAGCCCCGAACATTTTCATACCAAAGCGGTTGCCATCTTTGGATTTAAATTCAATGAAGTTCTCTGTGAAGTGGGCATATGGTAACCACTCTTGCAAAAACTCGGACGTTTCATACCGAAACTCCATGTTCTGTCGTGCGGACTTCACACCGTTGTCCATAGAGTCCGACACATAAATCAGGCTTGGGACTTTACCAAATCCGTCGATCTCCCCAAATACTCCCAAGTAAGGAGCCATGTATTCAATCATCAGAGTGGTTTTGCCAGTTCCCCGAGCGCAGAGGTTAGCAATCTTTTTCTTCAGGCCGGCAACTTCATCAAGCATTGCCAAGTGAAACACTGGGGTCTTGTGTTGCTCACCCTCTTGGCCGTTGACCAGCTTGATAAAGTTCATAAACTTGAGAGAAAAATCTGTGGGCATATAAAGCCCAGAGTTAAGTTCCGCATAATCAACTTGGTTCAACCAATCATCGACCGGCTGGCGGATACGGCCGGAGCTATTCAAGATAGCTTTAAGAGCTATCTCTCCTCGCTCTAGCTCTGCATCTTGTGTGCTTGTAGCCATATCCATGAGTAGATCAGCCTTTGTATCGGTCGTCAGTACCTACAGCACGCTCTTCGTAGGCCACGAGGAAAGACAAGCAAGCTAAGGCATGCCACAGATGCGAGTGCTTTGTTTCTGGATCCAAGGAACCAAAGCAAAAGTTATGCGGTGTAGGGGCTCTACCACCCCACCAAGCCCACATGTGCCGCATCATGGCACCAAAGACTCGACCCCAGTTCATACCAGCTTCCCAGTTACGTTCAGGGTCCTTCTCGAGGCATGCTTCTCCC